TTGAAATTCTTGATTAGATCTAGACGCCCTCTCTCTTTCCATTTGCTGCATAACTTTTTGTTTCTGCATCAACTGTTTTTTCTTATCATCTAAATTTTCTGAGAAATCAATAAAACTTTTCATCATCCTTCATTGACAGCTTTAACATCCCATTTACTTCTTCCCCATATATAATCCTCTGCTTTTGCTTTTGCTTGAGAGGTATATGTGGAACGTTCATCAAAGTCTTCAGTCCAACAGTTATTACCTTTATAATAAACTGTATCTGAACCTAATATACTTGTTTTTTTAATATGCCAAACCATTTTTATCAGTTTTTAATTATTTATCAGATCTTATACATCAGATATCTTGGCAAAAGGTGCAAACTCAAATCTACTACCTCTATCTATTTTCATAGCAAGATATAAAAGATCTTGCCAGAATTCAATTATATCATGATCACTCTTCATATTAAAAACATCATAAAAGAATCTCATTTGCATTAGTTTTATACGAAAATTTCTTGGATCTGTAGTTTCTTTAAGAGCACCATCTAAAAATTCATGAAAATTCTTAGGTGGATTTTCAAAATGTGGTTTTAAAACATCATACATGTGCACATATTCTTTAATGTATTTTGAATCAAGATTTACCCAATCATCATATGATTCAGCATATATTTTTGATTTTTTATCTTTATCAAACATCATCTTTTTTCCTTTCAATTTTTTCTTAAGAAGATCAACAACCATCGCAATGATAGCTTGACCAGCTTGAGCTGCAGCACCTTTGATTTTAGAATTTATAGATAATGTTCCTCCAGTTGTTCTAGTAAAAACCATCTGAAATTTTCTATCACTTCCATAGTACACATAAACTGTTCCTGTATTTGGTTGAGTGATACCCTTAAGGTTAAAAATTAAATCATTAAATTTATATTCTTCAATAACTTTTAATTTTAAATCATTTACATTATTATTATAAAATGCAACATGTGCCACACCTCCTTTATTAATTTTTTTTAATGATAAACCTATCAATTCATTTTTAGCAAAATATCCTCTTAATAAATTATTTAATTTTTCTAAAGTATTTGAACCCTCTTTTAGTTCTTTTTCTATAGCATCTTGCATTGGTTTTAATTTATAAGCTGCCCATATGTCAGATGGATTCCATTCAGTATATTTTTCTACTTTTGATCCATCCCTTCTTGTTACCTCTCTAATTCTTGATTCAAAAAACTTTGTAAAAGACTCATCACCATATTTAAATTCATCCCATGATGAACCTTTAAATTTATTAACATCTAATATTGCTTTTTGTTGTTCAAAGTAAGTGTAAGTCCAATCCTTCAATCTATCCTTATATGTACCAAAAACTCTTTCTAATCCTTCTTTGGTAGGACCATGTTGTAAAATACTATCTGCAGTTGGGAACTCAACATCTTTTTTACGTAAAACAGCATTAAGTATAATTGTAGTTCCTGTTTCTTGAATTTCTGTTGGAATTACACCACCCTTTATGGTGAATTCTCTAAGTCTGACTTCTACTTTACTTGATGTATAAGTTTTACTCCTTCCTAAAACATTAAAAGTTTTTGTTATACCTCCAAGCATAACAGTTTTACTATCAACTCCTCCTTTACCACCAAAAAGTTGAATTAAATTTTTAGACATATCTTCAATTTTATCTTCAATATCCTCTCTATAGTCAATATAAAATTTTCGTGCACCCTTTACAAATTTTATGGCTTTGATATCTACTTCTGATTGAGATAATATTTGTTCTACCATTCTTTTTAATATTATCTCTACAAAAGGTGTTTGTTTACCTTTATAATATATTTGTCTATCTGCTATTAATCTACTTGGTTCTTTATTTTTATTTTTACTATTTTCTCTTTTTTGAAAAGCAAGTAAATCTTTTATTGTAAATCTATCAGTTAATCCAAATAAATTTTTTAATGTATTACCCTTAATACTTTTTGAATTGCGTGTAAAGTCAACATTTTTTAGTTGCTTTGCACCTTTTCTTTCTTCTGCAACATTTATTTTTGTATAATCTAATTCAAAAATATCTGTCTTCATATCTTTTTTTAATTATTTAGATTCCTCTGAGTGAAAACAATGCCTTCCATGTGATCATATTCATGTAGAAATACTCTTGCAGATAATCCTACTAAATTTAATTTATGGATCTTTTTATCTTCATCTTCATATTTAACTACAATTTCACTTGGACGCACCACATCTAAAAACAATTCTGGATAAGATAAACATCCTTCCTCCATTATTGATTTTTTAGTAGATGTTTTTACAATCTTAGGATTAAAGCAAACTATAATCTCATTATATTCTACATTTCTTATCATAGCAAATGCTCTTTCAGGTATGCCAATTTGATTAGCAGACAACCCTAAACCCTCATGATGTATCATATTTTCAATCAATGTCTTAGATAATTCTTTGCGATCCAGATTATAACTACATTTTTTAACTTTCTGATGTAGTATTTGATTGTCTTCTGGAATTAAATCTAATATCATTATTTTTAGGAATAAAAAAAGAGACCTCTAAGAAGAGATCTCTTTGTAAGTATGTAAATATTAATTTACATTAAGTTCTTAACAGCAACTCTTCTGTAGTATCTATTAGAGTTGATGCGCAGTCTACCTAGACCTTGAGTAGTTCCTTCAGCAAATGGGTTAGAAACAATACCATATCTGGTCTTGAATCCAATTTTTGGTTGGAAACTATCTGGTCCAACTGCTCTTACCATTTGTAGAGGTACATATGGACAGTAGAATAATCCTGCATCATATGGTGATGTACCTTTGTAACCTACAACATAATACTGATTACCTGATGTAGTCTGTGCGTTAGCAGCAGATAGGTTAGCAGAATATGGGTCAATGTACACTCTGAACTTACCATTGATTGTACCAGCAAATGTGTTACCAGTGTCATCAACATTTAAGTTTGTATTTAATGCTGGAGTGTAGTCTAAGATACCAGCCATTGTTAATGCAGAAGCAACATCAGCAGAACAAAGGATCATGTTACCTTTTCCTCTACGAGTTCTCTGTGCAATAGCATTTGCATCCCTTTCAATCTGGAACAGAAGTCCTTTGAACTTCTCAACAGACCATCTTCCATTTGAGTCAATGTCTAAATCAAAATTACCTGCAGTAGATGTGTTTGAAACAGCACCCTGTTCAGCAGTCATATAGATTGTTCTGATGACTTCTCTGTTGATTTCAGCAAGGATTTCAGTAGAAAGAATGTTTGCTAATTCAGCTTCTGCATTCAATCCATGAATTGCCTTAAGGTCTTGAGCTAGTTCTAAACTGTACTCTGCCTTTAGTGCTCTTGACTTAGCAGTAACAGTAACTTTCTCAATTGAGAATGCCATCTGGTTGAAGGCATCATTACCTGTACCATCAAGTGATTCAGCATCACCAGTTGCCATACCTTGACCAACTGTGTATGTTACAGGGTTTGTTTGTGCAGTACCAACTGGGTTAAGTGCTGCAGGGTTTACACCAGCTTGTGTAACTGTACCTAAACCTGCATTTACATCTGAGAATGGATTTGTCAGTGTGTTATCACCACCAGCATCCTTACCAGAGAATGTAGTATCTGCTTCATTGAATAGTGCTTCAGTTCCACTTTGGTTAGTGAATCTGGATCTCATTGCAAAGATCAAACCTGTTGGTCCAGACATTGGCTGAACACCAGCAAGATCATAAGCAACTAAGTTAGGCATTGCCCTTCTAATTAAAGAAATTAGAACTGGATCAAAACCTGCTGTAGGACCAGCTGCAGTTGAATCTGCACCAAATCCACCTTGTGCACCAGCTGCGTTAGCAGAGTTTGTTGGTGCTTCCATCAAGTTTATTCCTGATGAAAATGCTTGTTCTTCTTTTAAAAATTTTTCTTGGTTTTCTAGCAAGACAGAGGTTACTGCTCTTCTGTGACTGTCTTTGATTGGATCAAGACCTTCATAGTCTAAGAGTGGTGCCCACTTTTCTTGCAATTGTTCTGATTGGAACATTGCGATTTACCTAATTGTGTGAAATTTACGTTTGATTAATAATTAATTCAGATCTACTTTTTTGGTTTAAATGCACCTAAAGCATTTAAGTAAGCATCCATTCCTGATGAAACAGGAGCTGGTGTGCTATCTACACCCTCAGAAAGAGTTTGTGCTTTAGAGATTTCTTTAGCAGACTCATTAGTTGTTCTTGCAAAGTATGATTCTTTGAGAACTTCTAACTTCTCACGATATTTTTCTTCACTTTCAAACTCTACACTTTCAGCAAGTGAAGCGAGCTTTTCTTTCTGAGTAGCAGCAAGGCCATCAGAAACAGACTCTAGTATACCAGTAGCAACAGACTCTCCAAGTCTCTTGTTTAAACCAATATTCTTGTCTATTTGCTCATTGAGCTTGGTTTCCATGTCATCTAGTTTTTCTACCATGCTTTCAAGCACATCATATTTGTCTTCAGGGATTGTTACATAATGTTCTTCAAAAAGACCCTTCATTCCAGAAAGGAATGATTCAGTCATTTCAGTCTTAAGACCGTGCTCAATAGCAAGTTGATTCTCTGTCATCCACTCTTCAGCAACATACTCAAGATAGGAATCAACTCTCTCTTGTAGAGAGACTTTTAATTCTTCCTTCTCTTCATTGAGTTTTTGCTCATACTGGATTTCTAGTGTTTCTTGAATT